TTGCGCCTCCAGCCACTTGGGCAAACCTCCGCAGTGTTTTAGCATGGCATTAGATTTATGCAGACTATACCGAGGACACACAGCGCATATAACACACTCGGCATAGTTCACAAAGTAAAACGACAAAACACAATTACTACACTTGGCAAGTTGCGCACTGAATATTATCACCTTGTCCTTTGCACACTTCAATAACAAGGTAGTTTGTATCTGTGACCTTATTCTTCAATGTGGCAGCTTTGATTTTTGGTGCAAATTGCGAGAATTAAGGTCTGCAACCTTGGGCATGGAGAGCTGAAAGGCAAATGTCTCGTCTTTTGTTCTTAGAGGAGGGAGCGAGGTTATGTTTTGGGAACCCCAAAACTCCTCGCTCCACCATAAGGGCGGAGAATTTTTGTTCCCAACGGTCGCAGAAAGTGAGTGTACCAACTATAAACAGTATGTCGAATTACAAGCATGCATGAACAAGCCAGGAGAAAGGGTGGAAAACTGCCCACTAAAAGGATTCGCAAGCTGTCAAAGTTTGACACGAAGAAATTCTCTCTGCCAAGCTACGAGGTATTGAAATTGATGGCGAGAAAAACCAATCGCAAGTTGGCTGAGTATATCCGTGAGTCCACCTTGAACGGCAAGATAGTCCGTAGAAACAACACTGAAATGAGACCATAGTCTCGGTAGGGCATAGATTTAACCAGTTTATCCTCTAATCACATATTCAAATTCATCAAAATTCTCATACCCTAATTCTTCTAAGACTTGACGACTGTGTTTTCTGTCCTCTTCAGTGTTGAACTTGGGTATAATGGGGAGACGGAGGGTGATTTTATCTTTATGTTTGGCATGGGAGTAGAGCCAGACAAGGTTCTCAATAACTTGCTGATTGCCCTT